TTGAAACTATCCCTACACATATTAAGGACGAATATATTAAAATGTTAGAAGATTTAAGGAAAGAAATAGAATGTCCTATTTGTTATGAGGTTATTAATAATAATGAATTACAATTATCTAATTGCGGACATAAATTTTGTAAAACCTGTTATGATAGAATTTTAAGAGATAGTAATGAATGTGCTGTTTGTAAGAAAAAACTAAAATGGAATTAATAAATAAAAATAAAAATAAAAATAAATAAAATTAAATAAAATATTTATAAAATTAAATAAAATATTAATATTGTAATGAATTATATATTAGCTTTAACATTAACTGGTATAATAAGTGGAATATTTGCTGGACTTGTAGGTGCTGGTGCCGAAATTCTAATAGTCCCATTATTAACTATTTTTGGAGTATTGGGAAGTTTAAAAATGCGTATAGGAACATCTTTATTTATGTTATTACCACCTATTGGAATATTTGCTGCATTACAATTTTATAAAAAAGGGTTTGTAGATATTAAAGCATCTCTATACATTGGATTAATATTCACAATATTTGCGTCAGTATCTTCATCTATTAGTATAAAAATGGATATAAATATTCTACGTAAACTATTCGGATTATTTACTATTATATCTGGAATTTATATTTTTTTTAGTAAAGAATAAATAAAATTATTGTCTAAATTATAATTATTAATTAGTTTTTTTAGTTGTGACAACCCATTTTTTATTTCGCATAATGATATTTTATTTTTTTGTGAGATTTTGATTATTGTTGTTTTTAATTCAGATAATATATTATTTTAAGCTTTATAAAATAAATATTTTAAGCTTTATAAAATAAATATTTATAAAATAAAGTATCTTCATAATATAATTTAGCATTGTATTTATTTTCAAAAAAAATAATAGTAATTACAAATAATAGAAAAATATAATATATAACTATTAGTAAATCTAATAAACATATGCGTGTGTTTTGAAAATAATATTATTAATTTATTATATATGGTAAATATTATTTATTTTCTAAATATTATTATATGGTTAAAAGTATAAAACACACATATTCACGAAAAAATTTGAGACATTCGCGAAAAAATTTGAGACATTCGCGAAAAAATTTGAGACATTCGCGAAAAAATTTGAGAAAAACTAAAAAAGGTGGTGGATCGGTTATTTCTGTAGATGAGTTTATGAAAAAACACAATGATTGTAAAATAGACTTGACCAATGTTTTATCCTGTTTTGGCGAAAATAAAAGTCTCACTTGTCATTCAATAGGAAAAGGTAATTTTGGAAGGGTGTATAAAGAAACGTGTAAAGGGGTAACGGGTGATAACTCGGTCGAATTAGTAATAAAAGGACATACTGAGTCGAACAAAGGAACAATTAACAATTTTATTCGAGAAGCTAATAATAACTATGCAGTATCTAAGAATCCAACAAATTTAAATGTAGTGAGATTACTTGGGAGATTTGTGTATAACGATAAAATATTTATTATCCAAGAATTATGGGGGGAAGCGGATTTACAAAAATTTTTAGACAACTCTTTTATTAATAAGAACCCGACACTAGTAGACAAACAATTTACAATTGATGCGGCATTACAGATTGCTGCGGGTATGAGACAAATACATAGCGAAGATATAATACATCTTGATTTAGCTTGTAGAAATGTTATGGTAAAACAAATTAACGATAAATACTATATATTTAAAATAGGTGATTTTGGACTGTCTCAAGACGTTAAAAAGGAACAAAAATATACAATGGATAAGCATGAAATAATACCAGTATCTATCTTTCCACCAAGGAATACAACCAATGTCCGTAATACCAGCAATCGTATATGTAATAAAAATACAGATATATGGCTATATTGTATGTTATTATATGAAATTATAATAAAATCAGAATTCACGAGGATACACGATCAACAAAACGTTATAGAGTATTATTTAGACGCAAATAGTCAAAAGAATGTATATCCATTTGGACTGAATCCCTTGAAAAAAAATGGGAAAGGGAAACAGACGTTCCCGAACAAGGCGTTTAGACGCGAACTCCTAAAGCTCGACAACCCCCCACTTACGGCAGATGAATATTTATTAGTGCTTTTTGGACATTCTATTCGAAGTGATAAGATAAAGCCATATACAAAACTAGGAGGGATAAACGGCGCTCCATGGAGTGATACTACCACGTTTGACTCATATATGGACGGCGAAAACGATGACAAAATTAATAAACTATTATCTCTATTAATAAAAGGTTATTTTTTTACAGATATGCCATTATCATTAACTCCTATCTTAAACCCCAATTACACAGTTCCAAACGGTATAGATATTAATTTAAACGGTTTAACTTTAACTTTTGATCTTATACCAGAAATTATAGAAAACATTAATTGATCAACCGGATGTAACCGTTAACCCTCCCCCCCCCACCCCATTAAGCACCGTTGGCGAGGGGAAATCGATTAATCCCTTTGCCGAATAAACCACAGGGTGGTTCAGTGTTATAACAGAAATTTCGGTTAAAAAAAAAATGATGATAACTATGAAATAGGCTTCCCAAACCATTATCATTTTGACACCGGACGCTACAGTTATTTATTAATTACCATTCCATAACATATCACTTGGTATCCATATCAGTAAACAATAACTGTCACGATACTATACTATAGACTCATAATTATATTTTCTTCAAATTACCCAATATATCTTTTATTTCATTTAACGAAATTAAAGGTATGGTTGTTTGTTTTGGAATTTCATTTTTCGTTATTTGTTCTACTTTTTTTAAGTTTTTAATATTTGATAATTTCAATTCATTTAAAAAATTAGGTTTAACTATTTCTAATTTATTTGATATATTTGGTTTTTCTTCAAAATTATTATCTAAAACACATGGATCGAGATTATCTATACGCATTTTGTGTTTAACAGCTTCTTTGGGTACACCCTTACTTATCATTTTAAAATATTTTTGATATTTTGGGTGAGTTTTATAGTTTATAGAACTATTATCTGAACCAGTGTCGTGAGTAGGATTTGTGTTAGAATCTAAACTATCGTCAATAAAACTATAGGTGTTTAATATTGTTTTTTGGTATAGTTTTACTTGGGCTATTTCCCATTTAATTCCATAATGAGATTTATTGGTCCATATTGACGATGGATATAATAACAATTTACAGTATGATTTGGATTGTAAGTAGTCATAATCTAATATTTTTTTATTTTCGTCAAAAACTAAAATAGATTCGTTAATGGAGCATCGCATTTTTTCTGGAAAATTATTAAACGACTTTTTGATACTATTAATAAATAATAAATTACTATATTTTTTATTAAATATTTCATTAATGTATTTATTTATTTCTTCTAATTTAGTTTTAAAATTATTCATAGTTTTATCTACTTCTAAATTTAAGAATGAAAAATCAATATAGGATTTATTATTAAATTTATTTATTCCATATGGTAAAAATACAATAGGTGATTGAATTATCATATCGGTGCTTAAGTATTTTAATGGAATATTATATAATTCACATCCATTACATATTCTTTTTTTTAAAACAATATTAGACACAAATATTTCATGTGGTCTATATATTTTATGGCTCATAGTAATTATATATATATTATTTTAAAGTATATAAAAAACTTTTAAAGTTAATTATTAATGGATAAAGAAAATCCTAATATAAAAATTATAATCAAAGAAGCAAAAACACAAATGTGTAGTAATAATACCATTAAACCAATGGAACCAATGGAACCTGTAATAAATACCAACAATTGTGATAATTGTGATAATTGTGATAATTGTGATAATTGTGATAATTGTGATAATATTAATAACGAAAAAGAGTTATGTCCTATATGTTTAGATGCGTTAGATAGTGATAATATAGTAACATTAAAATGTAATCATAAATATCATTATAATTGTATTTTACACACGTATAAAATGAAAATATCAGGCAACAAATATAATAGTTTAATACGTATGTGTCCATATTGTAGAGATTATGGTGGATATTTGGAATTGTGTCCAAATATATTTCCATTAAAGCACATTCATAAAGAATTTAATAAAATAATGGATTGTATAAATAATAATGATTTTGACCGTTTAGAAAAAATAACCGAAAATTTTATAAATAAAAATAAGTGTTATGCAATTTTAAAATCTGGCGATAATAAGGGTAACCAATGTAGTCGTAAAAAAGTTGATGGAAATTATTGTACTATTCATAAAAAATATAAACAAGTAAAATAAACTTTTTAGAAAAAAGTTTTATCAAAAATAAACAAGTAAAATAAACTTTTTAGAAAAAAGTTTTATCAAAAATATAAACTAAACTAAACTAAACTAAACTAAACTTTTTAGAAAAAAATATATTTTGAAATATTTTTTTAAAAGTATATTATATCAAACAACTACCATCATCTGTACAATCTTTAGAAATATAGGATGGTATTAGTTTATCATTGCTATATATATTGTTTCCAGGATTATCTAATAAGTCGCTATGTTTTACACTAGTCATATTTTTGGGTATAATTTTTTTATTAATATCTTGGTTTAAATTCCATATATGTTTTAATTTTTCAATTTCTTTATCTAATTTGAAATCTATTTTTTTTAATAATTCATAATAATGATTTAAGAAATCTTTACTGTAATTATTATCTTTATAATATAACTCAAAATTTGATAATACATAACTTTGACCAATATTATTTATAATATCTTTTTTACTATTAACTAAATTATCAATAAAGGAATCATCTATAGATTTAACATTATTTAATTCTTTATTAAGATGGTCATAAAAAGCATTTAATACTAAATTTAGAAATTGATTTTCATTAATATTATAAATAATATTGTTATCGTTATTATTTATATTTATATTCATATTTAGCATCATAAGTGTTTTATATAATTCTATTTTATTATCAATAATAATATGTAATTGTTTAATAATATTTTGCGATAATTTATTATTAAATTCATTTATTATATCGTTAATTATATTATTTTTAATATTATAAAGTAAATCAATAAATTTAGAGTCAAGTTTATTATTATGATGGGCTAATAATTTTTGAACTTCATTGTCAAATCTAACAATAGCTAAATCGTAAATTTCATTAATATCTTCATAGTTATTATTTATGGTTGTTATATGGTAAAGGTAATTATTTTTGGCTAATTTATTATTTTTATTTTTATTTACTAAAAAATTAAATATTATTGTAAATAAAATAAAAAATATTAATACACATAAAAATATAACTATTTGTTTATTTTGTTTTTTAATATTAAATAATAATATAATTAAAATTGTAAAAATACTAGATAATAATATTATATTTATCATATATAATAATTAGATATATTATTATATTTATCATATAATAATTTAGTTATAATTGAGATAGTTTAGAATTTGCGCTATAAAAATTTATTATAATAAATAAGCAACAAATTATTAGTAATATAGAAAATAATGATTGAGGATGATATATTCCTTTTTGTAATATAAAATTAATAAATTTAAATATACCAATAATTATTATTAGTGTTATGGATACACCAATAATCCTATTTTCAAATTTATTGTAATTATAATTAAAACTACTAATCATCATAATAACAAATAATATTGATAATATAAACATTATAAAAAATATTTGTATTATGTCAAATATATCATTTACATTGTTAAAATTATTAAATATTATTGTTACTATTATAGCTATTAATAAAACGCAAATTGCTAATTTAATTTTTTCATTGAAATCTAATTTATTTAAGCCATATTTAATATCATTTTTTTTATCTTTTAAAGAAATGTTAGCTGTTTTATTTTTAAAATCAGTTATCTTAGATTTAATATCAGTTATCTTATATTTAACATCGGTTATTTTATTTTTAACTTTATCTGTTTTCTGTTCAATTTTTCTACTAAATTTGTTTTGTTTACTCGAAATATCATTTTTTATTTTATTTACTTTATTTTTAGCAGAATCTTCAATATTTGAAATTTTATTTGAAATTTTATTTTGTATATTTTTCATTATATTTATTACATATTTTAATATTAATAAACACTATAAATTCAAATTAATTTACAGGTGCTTTATTTATTGTACGTTTTAATGATATTTTTTCTACTTTAGGCCTATTTTCCATAATTAATGTACATGCGTCTTTAGCATTATCTTCGTTATTTTGGAAATATAATAATAATCCAGATAATAAATTTTGTTTATTTAATCCTTTTTTGGCGGTAGTTTTAGAATAAACTAACTTACCATTTTTAGTATTCATATTATCTATTTCAAATTTTTGCATAGATTCTAGAATATTTTCTTGTAATTTTTTTTTTTGGTTTCTTTTCTCCTTTAAAGCTTTATTTAAAGCTTTGATATAATCATCTATTTCTAAATATTCTTTAACATTAGATTTCAAGTTTTCTTTATAAAATTGAAAATCATCTTCATTATTTTGATTCATTAAAATATTATTCATAATACTCTTTAAATAGAAAAAAAAATGAGTAGCTTACAAAAAATAAAGAAAAATAAGAGAAATAAATGTATTGCTAATAAATATATTAAAAATAATTATAAATCACCACCACCAATAAATATAATAATTAATTATCTAAAGGAACAAAATATAGATTTAATTACTAGATTTATTATTGAAAATAATTATGATAAAAAATATATAGATATTTTGATTAATAAATTTATTTTAATTGGAAATTATACACCCGAAATAGTTCAAAAAAAAAATAGAGAACGATTACAATGTATAAATATTATTGAATAATAAAATTACAATGTATAAATATTATTGAATAATAAAATTACAATGTATAAATATTATTGAATAATAAATATAATATTATATAGTTATTTGATATAATATAATAATGTATTATTTTTAAAAATATATTAATATTTTATAATGCCATTAGGTAAAAAATCACAGAAGCGTAAATCTAAAAAGAGAACTATGCGTGGTTTCGCTAAGAAACCAAATAATAAACTAATTAATGAAAAAGATAAAACGCGCATATTTATAATTGGTGCTCATTCTAATACATGTGATTATTCTGAAATAGTAAGTCATTTTAAAATTTGGGAAAGGCATTATACTACTAAAGGTGTTGATAAAGTTAATAATATTAACTCTAGAGTTAATTTATCAAAATATCCAAATTTAAAAATAATTTCGACTCAAAATATTGGTAGATATGCACTATTAAATTTTAGAGAGGATTTTTTTTATTTATTAAAAAATAATGAAGAATTATATAATAAATTAATAGATTTAGATTCTTCCGAAAAGAGTAGAGAATATGACATTGATATTAAAAAATATTTTGATACAATTTATACTGATAAAGGATGGGATAGATATAAAAAAAACTATTTCGATGAACCATATACTAAAATTAGTGTATATCCAAAAACAGATACCGGTCTACCACAGGCACCGCTAAATTTTGATTATAGTTTTTCACCATTATATACTCCAGACGATTATTCTAATTATACTGGGGTATTTGAATTAACCAGATTTGACACTAGTGATAAAATATATAAATTAAATGAACATCCAATCTTTTTCCAATCTGGAGGTGATAGAACTATAGAACAAAATTTTATTAGACGTAATAATTTACCACATGGAACCGATACTACAGAGCGTCAAGATAAAATTAGAATTGAAGCTATGAGTGAGGACGAACAATTACAATTAGCATTAAGAATACCGACTGATATAACATTAATACCGGATGTAGACGCACTAGAATATGCTCTAAGGGGGAAAGGATTAACATTAGATGATTATAATATTATGTATCAATTAAATTATAATATATATGATGAAATCTCTAGTAAATATATTAGAGATTCTAAAAGCAAAGTTAGAAGATACAATAATATAAGTGATGTAACTGTATCATTAAGTTCAATAATAATGAATATTATGGATTATGTTGAAAGAACTAGAGTATTTACGGATGAAAAAATAATAATTATAGACAATGGGTGTAAACACATAAGTAATTGTAACTATGACGCGAATTCTAAATCTAAACGTTGTGTTCAAGATTTAAGAAATAATAATATTGTATTCAATAAACGTGGGAAACGGTTATCATTAAAAGAATACGCTAAAATATTAACACGAAAAAATGGACATATATAAATAAATATGTATGCTATTAAATATTTTTATTGTTTCATCTTTCATCTTTCATCTCTCTATCTTTCATCTTTCATGTATAATCTATTTATAAATATTATAGAATTAAACTTAAAGGATAATATATTTATAAATTATATGAATGCAGAAGATAATATAGAGTCATTAATTAAAAAACTTCAGAACTGTATCGAAATACACCAAGATAATTATGAAGATTTAGAACGAGGTGTTTGGATTAAATACATAACTAGTGAAAATAAATATAGAAGTGGTGGTATTTTAATTTTAAATAAATACCCAGAATATTTAGTATTAAAAAATCCATATTCTAATAAAACATGGTGTGTAAATTTAATTAAAAATACAATTTTTGTAAGTAATAAAAATAGTAATATTCAGGAAATGATTGAGAAAAATAACTTATATAAATTATATAAACAGGGATATATTAAAATTTTAGATGAACCAGATGAAGAATTCCTTAAACAAAATACTATATTAGATATAGATATATAAATTATATAAACATGGATATATTAAAATTTTAGATGAACTAGATGAAGAATTCCTTAAATAAAATATTATTATAAAATTTATATTTATTTTTTTAATTAATAGGTTTAATTAGTTTATAACTATTATTATAATTATTATTTTTACAGTGTAATTTATATAACTTATTGAATTGAAATGACGTTAATGGTTTTATAAGTTTGATATTCTGAATTGGTTCTATGGTATAATATATGTCATATTGTTTTCGTTTATTACTATAATTTTTAGTTATTATATTAGATTTTAATTTTAAATTATTCTGTTTAAGGATTTGTCTTAAAAAATTAACTCCTGGAAATTTTTGTTTATTTAGTGAATTTGAGTGCATACAAGTTAATTTATTTGTTTTATAATTTATATTATTATGTTTTATTACTGGTATTAAATTATTAAACTTTATGATAATACTTTTATTTTTTAGAATCTCCTGACTTATTTTAATACTATATAATTCGTTTATATTAGTTATATTATGATTTAAAATTTTAAATATATTATTGATTATATTAATATTATTTTTCATATTGTTAATAATATATTATTTAAAGTATTTTAAGTATGGATAAAAATAATTTAACTATTATTGAATTACTAAATAAAAATACACATATTAAAAATAGCGCTAATGAAATAGATATTAAAAATAGAGATAATGAAATAGATATTAAAAATAGCGCTAATGAAATAGATATTAAAAATAGCGCTAATGAAATAGATATTAAAAATACACATAGTTTAAATCTAGATGAAATAGATATAAATACCAATATAAATATTACAAATGATATATCTATTAACAATAAAAATAATATAAATCTTAATGAAATAGATATAAATTTTAAATGTGTTAGTGATATAGTATATCCCACAGACACCACATACCCAATAGACACCACAGACACCATAGACACCATAGACACCATAGACCCTATAGGACAAATACCAGACAATACAGATTATGAATATATGTTTGAGTTAAATCTTACAAATAAAAACAAACACAAAAACAGATTTGATGATGATATTAAGTCTTTATTAGATGATGTTAAAATTACACAATATGATACATTTGATATTATAAATAAAAAAATAGATGATAGTATAGATAAAATATATGGAATTTTTTCAAATTATGAAAAAAATGAATTAAACAAGGATGATACAAAAAAAATACTAAATAATGTTGAAATAATAGATTTTGATGACATAAAACGGGATGATATAAAAATCTATTAT